GTGACTGCTCTTTCAGGGAAAAGTGTGACTGGCTCCTTCATCGTGTTCTGTGAGACGCCGCTTGAAGATGTTGAAAAAGTGGAGTTCCGCCTTTCTGTCTTAAATAGCGAGACGCTGAACCAATTGACGGAAAGCGATGTGATTACGGTCTACCCAAATGGATGACCAAGGCCGCTCCTTTGGGGGCGGCTTTTTTATGTCCACGCCTTGATTAGTGCTTCCTCCGACTCTGTGTAGCAGACCTTTATGTCTACAATTTCTTTATTTTTTCTGTAAAATTCTTGTTCGGTCTTATCCAGCTTTTTGCCTTTTGCCTTTTTGCTTCTAATGCCAACGATTTGAGCGAACAGGCAGTCTCCAATTTCCATGTACGCGGAAAGAAAGGTCCACCAGTGTACGCCGCCTGTGTTGCCCTCCTGGTCGTACTCTAACGCCCTGGTCTCATAGCCCAGCACCCGGTTGACCGGCGCCACGATGTACTGGAAGTCTTGCTCCCACGCCACAAGCTGGGGCTGCTTTTTTTGCCACTCCTGCTCCTGGCCGCCGTTGATAAATTTGAAGCACTCTTTTAACGCAACGTCGTAGTCGGTCAGCGCCTCGAAGTCCACATAGAACATATGGAGCACGGCAAGGGCACGGTCCTCGTCGCTTAGTTCCGGGTCGTTTATTGCCTCGAAAATGTCCAGGATGACCCGGAAGTCATAGCGAACGGCAAATTCCTGCCCGTCTATTTCAACACTTTTTGGGAGTCCGTAACCCATGCCGTACTACCTCACTTGTGGTACTTCTGATATTTTGCAGTGTATTTTGCAATGCGCGGATTGGTTGATTTCTGTTCTCTGGTGTATGTGCTGTCGATTTCGTCCATCACGGCCAGCATCAGGTTGCACCACGCCGGAAGCCCAGCGGCCACAGCGTAAACGTTCATATCGCCAAAGAGTACATCACTCACTGGAACGCCAAACAGGCCGTCGATGATTCCCCGCATTTCCGCGTCCCGTTCCCTGGCAAAGTCAAACACCTCTCGTTTGTTTGCCATCTTCTCGACCTGGGCCTTGTACCCCTCCTGCTTCTTGTCTAGTTCCTCAAAGGCGGAATAAAGGCGCTCCACAAAGTTGCTGTCGGTTGGGTTAAATGTGACCTCACACTTTCCGTTCAGGGAGTAAGTAACAAGGCCCGATTCAAAGTTCAGTTCCTTCATGTGTTACACCGCCCCGTCAGGAGTAAAGGTGACCGTGCTGCCGGTTCTCGTCACCGTACCAAGGGTACGCTCGCCGCCGTAGGTGATCTCTGTGGAAATTTCCAGGTTGCCTCCGCCCTCGCCGCCAATGCGGGTCACGGCAATGGCGCTCCCGCTGTACCGCTCTGCAAAGGTGGCCTTGCCGGAATCAGCGTAGAAATGAGCGATCAGCATATCCTGGTTGGCAAGAGACTGGGCGTTCTGGTCCTTTACACCAAGATTCCACAGCTTTACTGCGGCAGCGTCTCCGGCGTCCATAGGGATGGGGTCAAAAGACTGGGTAATGATGGGCTTCTTCATGGTGGTCCAGGTGTTCCCCAGGATGTCCTGCGTGGACTCCTGGCTCCAGTCCATTTCCTCATCGGAGTCTTCCACGCGCTTGCCGAACGCACTCCATGAGGGAGACTCCGCGGTCCCTGTGTTAAGATAGGCAATCAGAAGTTCTCGGGCAATGGTCTGGCCCGCCGTAGTGTTAAATTCAAGGTCTGCCATTATGCTTTCTCCTTTCAAACGCCGACCTCATAGATCAGCTTCATTTCGATAAAATAATCTTCGTCTCCGTTCTCATACGGGGCATAAAGTTCTGCGGAGGATGTTGGGGTTACTTTCTGCACACGGATTTCCTCGCCCAAGTCAGGGAAGTTTTCGCTACACCAGTCTCCCATCAAATTTAATGTTTCCAGTGCGTCAAGCCTTGCGTCCATACTGCCAATTCCCGGCTTAATACGATAAATAATTTTGAACGAATACTCCGCTTGATAGCCTCCAAGAATAAAGTGTCTGCTGTAATAGGCGTTTGTGGAAGCAGACAGCGCCATTCCCCTTTCGTTGATTGGC